AAATTTGTGGGTTTTGGTCACGTTGATGTTCTGACGGATCCTGGGTCTTCTGTTTGAGAGCAGTGGAGGGGGTGTCTGTTTGCTTTGCTCACTGCAACAAATTTTTTTTGTGGTTGTTGGTTTGGGTGGTGGGCTGGGTTTTCACCGTCTGGCGACACACTTGCCCCCTGTGCGGGGTCACACGTTCGCAGGACTCTCTAGCGTTACTAGGAGTTCGCTGCGCTCACACGTTCTTTCTATAGAGAACACGTTTTTGTGTTTCTTGTCAACCCCTCAATTTGTGATGGGCCCTATCTGTTTTACAGATACCTCCAGGTCAGCCACCCTTTTTGAGCACAATTTTTTTAGGCTGCCGTCTTGTCGTGGTCGAGGCAGCGGTCCATGATCTGGGCACTGGTACGGGCCGGGGACTCAAACGTTGACCAGCCGCAAGGGCAGGTGAGTTTGATCTTCGGGTTGTTCGGGGGGCCCCAGACAGAGATGATTGCGTAGTGAGTTTCCATTGGGGGTTCCATTCTGTATCCGGGACCAGACCGTTCAGATCCGTGACGATCACTGCCATGACTCATCCTCTCATGCACGGTAGTCCCACACTTGGCACTGTCGAGTGCAGAACCGTTTGCGGGAACCCTCGGACTTCACCGTAAAAATTTCGCCGCACCATTCGCAACGACGCTCAAACATGCGTTGATGTCGAGGCCTTGCACCGCACGTCACACAATCTTCGGTCATCGCCACGACCACGTGTTGCACGCCGTCGCAGCCTGACCGTTCCCAGCCACCTTGCCCCTAGTGCGTCTGAGCTGCTGCTCCTGCCGCTTCGACAAATCCCCATACTCAACATGCAACGTCTTCCACGACCCTCCACCAGCATGCCGGCGCTGCCACTTCCCATCGTCTTGTTTGCGGAACTCATGCTCACGTTTCAATTGGTAATCTTGTTTCATCTGTAGCTCCCTGCTTGACGCGACCGCACATTCCGATGTTCTTCCTTCGACGCACGACGCACAGCCAACTTCACCCGGGCCCTGTTCATCCCAGCCATCCGAGCTGTCGTTGTCCAATTTTTTGTTTCCCGATAAGTCACAAGTACCTCCACATCGGTCATCATCGACGCTCCTTCCAACGTTCCCACCGATCCAGCACATACAACAACAAGCTGGTCCCCACAACAAACACAACTATGGAGATCACCCAAGCAAAATCGCCATCCACCGATGCGCTCATGGGCGAACCCTGTACCCGGCCTCGGTAAGCAACTCCAACAAAACGTCACCGGGAACCGTAAATACCCAGTCATCGACGTTCAACGTCGCTTTTGGCCGACACATACAAAACCCGATCTCGTCGCCCGTGTTTTCCATCTCGGCGCGCAGCTCCCGCTGCCAACGCACCGGAGCCCACGTCGCCGCAGACTTCACCTCAATAGTGACACCAGGAATACCTGTAACATCACCCTCGTCTGCTGCGCCCTTCAAATGGCGGCGCTCCGCATAAATAAAGCCGTTGGCCCTGAGCCACTCGACTGCCATGTTCTCCGTCTGAACACCTTTAGCCTTCGCTGTAGCCGGCTTCAAGACGCCACCTTCTCGGCGTAGTCCTCGCGGCGACACGCATTGCACACACGCTGACGCTTCTGCTGACTCATCTCTGAGACAGGATGGCCGCGCTTGCATGAGGTGAGGTTGTCGTACCGGCGCCGCATGTTCTCGGCGTTGGTGACGTCCTCGAGGTGTTCGACGTTGACGCAGCCTGTGTTCTCACACAGATGGTCAAGGTCCAGTGACGGCCACTCGCCATGCTCAAGGAACCAGGCGACCCGGTGAGCCAGGTGATTCTTCCCCTGGAACGCGAATCGTCCGTAGCCCTTCGGATGGCGAGCAGCCGTCCAGACCAGACAGTCCGTGACGGGATCCCACACGTACTTCTCGTCGAACCGTTTCATCAAATGCCCGTATCCAACGGCGTCAGCTTCGTGCGAGGCTTACGACCGTTACAAGCGTTGATCAACCGTTTAACCTTCACAAGCTCAGCATCAATCTCCTTGATCTCTTTCCGACGCTGCTCCACCTCGAGGCGCTTGTTGGCTCGCTCAATCTCAAGCTCGTCCTTCTGGACGTTCAGGTCTTTGACCAATTTTTTTGTATCCATGTTCATCCTCTGTTTGTGGGTGTGTTTCCGTCAAGCTCGAAGACCAACGCAGGACAATCAAAACCAAGGCGTGCAGGCCACAGTCCTTGATCTAACTCAAACAACGAGATCGTCCCAAAGCAGTAGACACAAGATGTCCAATCGCCCCGATACGACTCAAACGCGTGACCACCGTGAGGACCATCTAACCGTTTGAGTAGAGTGTTCATAGCGAGGCTCCAAGTCTTGCTCGGAAGGTTGAGCGAGCTACACACTCGCTCCCTTAAGTCTACCACTCTCCTGCCGGGGTGGTAGGCCCGTTCCCTTACAACATCTAAGGTTTTGTTTATGAGCGACCTGTTACGAGAACTTGAAGCCATCCCATTAGACGAAATCAAAAGTTGGGAACCCGACGCGATTGCCTGGTACACACGGCAACTTGAACGAGAACGGGCGCTTCAATCACCAGCAGACTTTGCGCTCGCACACTCGTACGGCATGTGGACAGCGTTCCCTCATCTGCGGTACACCTCTGATGCTGTCGTATCAATGCTTGATGAAGACGACTGCGACCTGCTTCTAGTCGATCAGCCCGTCCGTCACGGCAAATCAGAGCTGTGTTCCAAATGGACGCCCGCATGGTTTATTGCTCGATCCCACGGAAAACACCGCGTTCTTCTGTCTTCCTACGAATCAGAATTTGCTCGAGGCTGGGGCCGCAAAGTTAGAGACATTGTTAAAGAACTGTCAGCCGAATACGGGATGCAACCAAAAAAAGACGCGTGGGCCCAAGACTCATGGGAACTTTTACAAGGCGGCGGAATGGGAACAGCCGGCGCAGGTGGACCAATCACTGGTAAGGGCGGTCACCTGTTGATCTGTGACGACCCAATCAAGTCAAAGAAAGAAGCCGACTCGCCAACCGTCCGCAAAGATATTTGGGAATGGTGGGACGCCACCTGGACAACCCGGCGCATGTCAAACCCCCAAACCAAGTACCTGCTGATCATGTCGCGCTGGCACCTTGACGACCTCATGGGCCGACTACTCGACGTTGAAGAATACGGCATGCGAATCAAACGACTGCATCTCCCCGCCATAGCCGAAGATGACGACGAACTTGGCCGACGCCCCGGAGACGCACTCTGTCCTGAGCTGTACGACGAAAAAGCTCTCGCTGATATCCGCAAAACTTCCCCGCTTGCTTGGCCTGCCCTCTACCAGCAGCGGCCCATTGCTCAAGGCGGTGGTCTGTTCAAACGAGACAACTTCCGTCCATACACGATCCAGCACGTCGGCACAGAAAAAGCGTATCTACTTGACCAACGCCTAGTCGATGCAGGGGAATGCATGGTGTTCTCCACAATGGACACCGCCTACACCACCAACAAACGATCTGACTACACAGCTCTCGCAACTTGGGCTGCGACCCCCGCAAAAGAAGGAATCTCGGATCTCATCCTCCTTGACATGCAACGGGTGCGTGTCACTGGCGCAGACCACGCTCCACTGATCCAAAAAGTGTGGCGTGAACAACAGCCACGATGGATTGGGCTTGAAAAAATTATGGCTACCCACGCACTCTTCGCAGAAGCACAACGCGCTGGAGTCATCATGCGATGGCTCGAAGCCAAAGGAAACAAAATTGCTCGCGCCGAGACTGCTGTCGCCCTTTCCGAACAGCACCGAATCTGGATACCACAAAACGCTGAATGGCTAGACGACTACCTAGATGAGATCACAATGTTTCCATCTGCGACGCATGACGACATGGTAGACGTCACCGCGTACGCCGCTGCAGAAATCGTAAAACGCACCGTCCGAGGCCGGCACGTCAAACGAGAAGCCGAAACAAACGAAGACAGAATCTGGGAACGGGTGTCAAAAATGAACTCCCCAGACGGCCACCATCCAGTATTAGGAAGATTCTAATGACATACTCTGTGAACATGGACTGGACTGCGAAGCTACTCGAACCCAAACTCATCCAAATTGTGCAAGACACAAGTGCGGTACAAAGCAACGAAACTGTTAGCTACAACCTGCGATGCCAAAATCCACTCGTTGACTTCACCGTCACAACTGTCTCAAAGAAAGAGATCGACGTGCCGCTGCCATATAGCGGCGAATACATCGTGACCCGCCGAATTCGCAACATGGTGACCGGGTTCACCAAAACGTCAGCGACTTTTGTCAACAAAGACATCGCACCCATCATCCCGATCGTGGACGAAGAAGACTCGAACAGTGAACCCGTAGTCAAGACAAAGAAAGCTTCCCGGAAACGCAAGACCGAGGCGGTCAGCAAATGAAGGTCAGATCGCAATTCCCCACCTACGCCACAAAAAACTGTGACTTTGTAACAGGACAACGCAAAGACGGCCGCATTCTTGACACACAAGTTGACGTCGAGACACTCCCAGCAACAGGTGTCTTGTGCGTCCATGAGAACACGGTAAAAGCAATGGTCACCAAGCTTGGCTGGAAACTCGAACAGAACAACGACCTCGAGCGCGCCCAGTTCCAAGTCCTTGAGCTCCAAGAGCAGCTCGCAAACTTGCAGGAAATCTTTGGGAAGATGCAGTTGGCCGGGTTCGAGCAGCCCGAGGTTAAAGCTGACGCATGAGCGAAAACACTGCGTTCTACCTAATGTGGCCCTCACTCATCGCGCTTGTCGTGCTGGCTGCGGTGCTGATCTACGTACTTGTCCAAATCAAGAACGAACGACACGACTGGCAACAGGAACGCCGGTTCCTCATGGACCGGGCCATCGCCCGCCACACAGGCGAAGTTGTTGCCCTCGACAAAATGGAAGACCGTCGTCAAAACGGCGCACCAGAACCGCGAGAAAGAATCGCCACACTCCCAGAAGGGCTGTAGTCCATGAGCGATGTTTATGCCAGTAACGGGTCCGACAGCTACAGCGGTGGCGTTGACGCCCCAATGGAGGAAGTCACTCCAGCGAAGATCAGGACGAAGTGGGACGCCTCGCTCCGCTCTATCCAGACTCAGAGAGAGCAAGCTGCCCTGAACCAGAGGTTCCTGCTCAACCGGCATTGGAGCTATTGGAATAGAGGTTCTGGGCGGCTCGAGGAACTCCCTCGTCAGCCTGAGCGTGTTCGTGCGACCGTAGCTCGTATTGGCCCAGACTCGAACCGGATGATCGCGAAGCTCACCCAGAACGCTTTGGGGTTCGAGGTGATGCCAGACACTCCCGATGACGCAGCCATTCAAGCGTCGAAAGTTGCCGAGTCGGCCCTCAATCAAACTGCACGCGAGCAAGACTGGGAAGACATCCGGTACGAAAACGCATCCACGACGTGGTGCGGCGGATCTGGTGCGATCTGTGTGGACTGGGATTCCGGTGTCGGAGAACCCATTGCTCAAGATCCGCAGACCGGTGAGCTCATGCTGTCTGGTGACGTCCGATTGACAAACCTATCGATCCACGAGTTTGCTGTCGAACCAGGAACCCGTAACGCCGAAACGGGCCGCTGGTGGATTCGCGGTCTGGCTTTGCCACCCGGCGAAGTCCAAGAAACGTACAATCTGGCCGATCTACCAAAACCTGACGCACGTGCAATCGACTCTTTGTGGCGCTCTAGCGAAGGTGAGCGGGCACAAAACGTCCCGTTGACGATGGTATTCGTCTACTACGAGCGTCCGTCAAACGTTTCGGAAGGCCGCATTGTCACCGTTGTCAACGACATGATTGTTGAACAGTCGCCGTGGTACTTTCCGTTCAAGAACAGGCTCAACCTGTGCGTCGGAATCGTCCAACCAATCCACGGACGCTGGTACGGACACACCCCAGTCACCGACGCCGTACCCGTCCAAGCGGCAATGAACGCATCGTGGTCCTCGATCATCGAACACATGAAGCAGGCTGGCAACGCTCGACTGTGGATCCCCGAAGGGTCCGTAGACAACGTTGCAGACCTTTCCGATCTGCCCGGTGAGTCGGTGGAATACAACCCGATCAACGGAATGCGGCCCACCTATGAAAGCCCGCCGACTATGCCGGAGTGGTGGATTAGGCAGCCTGGAATGTTGGGCGATGCGATGGACGACATCCTGGGTGGTCACGACATTTCGCGCGGTAATGCGCCAACAGGAGTCGAGTCCGGGATTGCTATGTCCATCCTGTCGGAAAACGATGACACTCCTGTCGGAAGGTTTGGCAAAACTCTTTCTGCAATGTGGGGCCGTGTGGGATCCCTAGTCCTCAAGCTCTACGAAGTTAGAGTGCAAGACCAACGCAAAGCCACTGTGCGAATGCCCGACGCCACCATCCCACAGATCATCAACTGGTCAGGCAACACGATCGCCGGCCACACCACCGCCCAAGTCCCCGAAGAAGCACACTCGATGCGAGGCCGTGCCGCACAGTCCGCATGGGCTATGCAACTCTTTGACCGAGGCATCATCAAATCGGTGACCGAACTGTCAAAGCTCGCTGACGTCCCCAACCAAGGTGACATCCTCAACGCCACCGACCCAGACACCGCTCGAGCATTGCGCGAAAACGCGTTCCTATCATCCGGCAACCCTCGAACTGTGGACACCGTGGACGATCACACCAACCACATCCACCACCATCGCAACTTTGTCCGGTCAGAACGGTACGAGAACCTGCCCATCGAAGTTCAGCAGCTTGTCCGTACCCACATTCAGGCGCACGAACTGTACGCAGCAGACCTCATGGCAATCCAAGCACAAATGGCATCGGTGTCGCCGCTCGCAGCATCACTTCCACAAGAAGCACCGACGTCTGTCAATCAAGACGCTCTTGCAGAAGCAGCCGGCATGGCAGCGTTCTCGCCTTCCGCTACCACGGGACCACCTGGTGCCGGTATGGGTATAAACCCAGCACAAATGGCGCAAATGCCTACACAGGCGGGCGCTGGTCCCGAAATGGGAGACATACCTGGTCAGGACGCGCCTATCCAAGCTGGCGGCGGCGACAACCCAGACGCTGCAATCGAAAACGAAGAAGTTCCACCAACACCCCAAGCGTAAGGAGAAACGCATAATGTCAGAAGAACTCGGATCACCCACCGAGGCAACACCAAATCAAGCACAGGAACCCACGTCGGCAATCGACATGGACACCTCCGGTCTTGACAGAGAAGCATCCCAGGCTGCGCTTGCAAAGGTCCGTGAAGAAGCAGCAAAACATCGAGTTGAAGCTCGCGACGCTAAAGCTCGTGTTGCTGAGCTCGAAGGCCGCTACGAAGTGTTCGAGTCTTACGACGAGAACGACCGTTCAACATGGGTTGGGCTTGCTACCGAATGGAGAGCCGACCCAAACATTGCCGCGGGCAACTTCCGTACCATCGCAAACAACGTGCTGGGCGACCCGAATGCCACACCCGAACAAATAGAAGCAGCAGAGGAAATTTTGGAACAGACACCCGGTTCAGAAGCATTAACAACCGAAACAGTCCAGGCTCTCATGGACGAGAAGCTGTCGGCTCGAGATCAGCAACAGCAGCAAGAAACCGCGATTGCTGCCGTTCACCAAAAGATCGGTGACGCAGGGTTTCCACAGGGAACTGTTGACAACTTTTCGATTCTGTGGATTGCAAACAACGACGAAGCCGCAGCCGGCGACGTGGACAAAGCCATCGAGATTTACAAAGCCAAGCAGCAGGGCACTATCACCCAGTATCAAGAAAATCTGCGCGCTAACGGTGGCACCCCGACAATCCCGACACACAGCGGCATCGAAGCGAACGCAGCACCGCCCGAGATCAAAAACATGGAAGACGCCAACAACGCTGCCAAGGCGTTCTTGGCTGGCCGTCAACGAGGATAGTTTCCTTCTTGGCAAGACTGTGCGTACACTGTAGGCAGGCCAGGAGCCTGATACCTACGCGAATATGAGACAGAGGACCTGGAGTCTGAAGTCGATAGCCGAAGCCCGCCCGGAGCGGTACGGACGTCCACATCAAATCTTCTTAACCCTTGAAAGGGGTTCTAATGTCTGTAACAGGTGGTCTTAACCGCACCGATGCCGATGCCGTACTGAAGGATTTTTATCTCCCCGGTGTCCGCTCGGTCCTGAACAACGAAGTCTTCTTGCTCTCGCAAATGGAGCAGAACAGCGAAGACGTCGAGGGTCGCGCCGCGGTCCTCTCAATCAACGTCGGACGTAACCAGGGTGTCGGTGCCCGTGCTGAACTTGGCACGCTTCCTGCAGCCGGGGCACAACAGTACGCCGAACAGCGTGTAAACCTCAAGTACAACTACGGTCGCATTCAGCTCTCGGGACCGGTCATCCGGTCGATGGGTTCTGATCGCGGTTCGTTTGTACGAGCAGTGCAGTCCGAGACAAACGGCATCGTGCGCGACCTGCGCAACGACGTCAACCGTCAGACGTACGGCGACGGTTCGGGCACAATTGCTCAGACTGTTGGCGCAAACTCTGGCGCTGTTGTCACTCTCAACGCTACTTCTGCTGGCATGCGTCAGTTTGCTCGAGGCATGGTCATTGATATTGGTTCGGCTCCTGGCATTCCTGCCGACGTCGGCACCTCAACGGTCATCTCGGTTGACCGGGCAGCCAGCACGATCACGCTGGACCCCGCAGTCACAACGGCTGGAGGCGAGAACATCTCCCGTACTGGTTCCGGCACAACCGGCACTGGTAGTGCCGCAGTGCAACATGAGATCACTGGCCTCAAAGGTCAGGTTTCAAGCACCGGTTCTCTCTGGGGCATTGATCCCACCGACTGGGCCGACTGGGCTTCCTACGAGAACGCCAACGCTGGTGCCGTCTCGGAAGATATGTTCATCGAAGCGTCCCAGGAAGTGAATCTGGACTCCGGTGAGCAGCTCGACGTGTGGATCACCACTTCCGAAGTTCACCGCTGGGTTGCCGGTCTTTTGACCTCGCTCAAGCGGTTCCCAACGACAAACGAGATGAAGGGCGGATACACCGGTCTTGACATCTCCGATATGTCGCAGGGCAACACCGGGTCGGACACCGTTTCGATGGTGTACGACAAGGACATGGTGGAAGCTGGTACTGCATACGGTCTGACCATGCGTCGCTGGCAGAACTACCGGATGAGCGACTGGGAGTTCATGCAAGACGACGGTGCCATCCTCAACCGGGTTCCGAACACTGACGCCTACGAGGGCACCTTGTTCTGCTACTCGGAAATGGCAACGGACGGCCGCGACGCCCACTGCAAGATCAGCGGGATCACGGCAAGCTAATGCTCGGCGTGTCACACATACCGAATCCGACTCTCGTTACCCCTGTGTGGCGTGGCGGGCGGTGTGTGTGGCACGAATCCGTTGCCGACTGGTTTATTGAGAAGCTCCACTACGGAGACTCGACAATCGGTTGGGAAGGCGATCCACGTCTCTTCGTGGTTGCCGAAGCAACACCCGCAGGCACAGTGTGGGAACTTTGGCGTCACGAAGAAAACGGACACCGCTCAATGATCGAGAAGTCACCACCCGGTTACCCGTTCGATGAGCGCATTCTCGTTCAGCTCTGCAAGCTCGATACGCAACGCCAGCACCGTGACCTCCACGCCGAGGTAATGAATGCCCGTGACCTCGAGTCAGACCTCGAGCTAACGACCAGAAACGAATACATTGCAGAAGAACTCGCACCGCGCTTGCAACGCGCACTTATCTCAGACGGGTACTAACTCATGGCTACAAGCCATGCTATTCTGTGGGAATGGATACACCCCAACGAGTCATTGACCGCCTGCGAAACGCCCTGAGTCCCGACGAGAAAGGTTGTCTGGTGAGTACGAAAAACAAGCCCAGCAAGTCAACCGGATACGTCCAAGTCGGATTCACCCACGACGGCAAGTACCACGCTCACTACGCCCACCGTGTCATGTACGTCGATGCGAAGGGGCCGATCCCGGATGGCCTCCATGTGGATCACCTCTGCCGCAACAAGGCGTGCGCCAACGTCGATCACCTTGAGCTGGTGACCACCGGGGAGAACACCCGGCGAGGGCTGAAGGGTGTGCTGGCGACGCACTGCAAACGAGGCCATGAGTTCACGGAAGCGAACACCCGGCTCTACGAGTACAAGGGAACGACACGCCGAATCTGTCGAGCATGTCGAGCCGCAGCAGCGCAGCAGGCGCGCGATGAATTGAAAGTAGCGTCCTAATGGCGACCAGTCTCCTGTTCATCCGCAAGCTCGTCAGAGATCGGCTGGGGATACCCATGTACGATTCGTACTTCCCTGACCCGCTGATCGACGCAAACATCAACTTGGCGATCCTGGCTGTCGAAGAAAGCCATCGGTGGCCTTGGAACGAAACAATCGGCACATTCACTCTCGACAATGAAGGCGCAGCAGCACTGCTGCCCGACGACTGGCGTGCAACAAAAGCCATCGTTAATAAAGGCGGAGACGCACTTGAGCTGTGCGTCTCCTACGATCTTGAGCGGCTACGCCAAGGCAACACACAGGGCTATCCCGGCTGGTTCTGCATCATTGCCAACTCGGTCCACTTTGCGCCAATGGGTGCTGGCGAACAGTTTACGCACTACTACTACCGGGCACCGAAACTGTTGAACGTCGATCAAGACGTGCTTCGTATGCCATCTCAGCATGTCGGCACAGTTGTTGCGAAGGCGTCGCAGCTTTGCTCGACCCGTGAAGACGACCGACCGTCCGCAGCGGTTCACCTCATGGAGTACCAAGAGGGCATGGAACGGATGCGCAAGGACACCAAAAACTCGACCCGCCCACAGCAAAAGCGGATCCGGCCTGGTGCGTGGACCTGATGGGCACGCTCGCAGGGGGGCCAGAATCAGTGGGTGTCTGGCTCTGCCCCTCTGCATTAAACGACAGGATCTGAGATGGCTTCTGACTTCATCAAAAGGTTCTCGAACTTCTCGTCTGGTGAATACGGGGTCGTAGATCCAGGCAAGGCTCCCGAAAACTCGTTCACTGGACAGAACGTTCAGCTTTACGAATCTGGTCTTGTCGGCGTTCGACCTGGGCTAAAAATCTTTCCCACAACAAACCTTCCCGCGCAAACGGCTGCGCCTGGTCCTGTCGGGTTTGACGTGTTCCAAAACAACATTGTCACTGTCGTTGGTGACACTGTATGGCGTATCCCAATTTCCACAGGCGTTGCAGTCTCGATGGGGTCGTACACCACCTCAGCGACGTCGTTTGTTCGGTTCACTGAGGGCAACAACTTTCTGTTCTCCACCAAAGACGGCGAACTCTGGACACACCCCTACGACATCATTAGTCAGGTTCCATTGCCTCCTGGTGTCGCGCTCGGCCCGATCACCCGCTGGGGCTACTACCTTGTTGCTGCCGATCTGAACGTCCCGTATCGCTTGTACTTCTCGAAGGTGTCCGAAGCAGGCCCAGAATTCACCGTGTGGGAAGCAAATGCTTACGTCGATATTGGCGGAAACTCTGAAATCACTTCGCTAAAACCGCTGTTCAATCAGCTCCTTGTCGGGAAACCGGAAGGCTGGTGGTCGCTGTCCGGTGTACTTGCCTCTAACCCGTCCGTCCGTGCGCTCGAGTCCGGTAACGGGCCGCTCGATGAACGTTCTGTCGCCATGACGACCGACAATCGTGCTGTGTACTGGGCGACCGAGAAGGTGCCGCACTGGTTTAACGGATCAGCGGTCTGGTTAGACGAAAACTTTCGTATTAACGGCTACGACTCAACCTTCCCTCTTGACCATGTTGTAGCAACTCCAACTGGGCGTCGCATGTTTATGCTCGGCCATCGCGAAGACGATGTTGAAGCAGACCTTTTGTTGATGAATCGCGATCGGGAATGGACAACACACCGTCTGTTTGGTGAGCTTTCAGGAATTTTGCCGTCCGACGTGCGTCACGCTGCACAACTTCCTGGCGGAGTCATCTTTGCTGTTTCCAGGAACAAAACCATCGGTGAAAACATGACTATCGTGTCGATGAAGCACGACCTCGAACGGCCAGCACACGTCACCGATCAGTACGCATCCCCAACGGACGGCACCAACACTGGGCTGCTGACTGGCGCATTAGCGACACCCGCCTGGTACGACCCTCAAGGCCGGCAAGTGTTGGTCCGCAACGTGCAAATCCAGTTTCGTAAATGGCCGTCCGGTTTGGAAGGCACACTGAACGAGTTGCAAGTTCGTGTCCGACCGTTAGCTCGTTGGCAGGCAGGTTCGATTGATACACCAACTCAGACGTGGACTGAACCATCTGAACGTTCCGAAAAAGACGGGACCGACGATTCGTTGTCGTTCAACTTTGGTGACCAAGGGTCAGGCAATGGCTTCCAAATCGATATTCCAGTAATGAAAGGTGTTGCAATCCGGGAGATCAACGTCGGATGCGAAGTCATGACGAGGCGATTGTGACGCTGCCATTTGAGTACCGCATCCGTGGCGAAATTCTCAAGGAGCTCACGGGATACAAGCTGTCAGTAGCATACGAGGACCGAGATCGTCATCTTGAAGACTATCTTTCGGAGCTTGCGCTTGAAGTAGCCAACGGTGGTGATGGTGGCGGCGATGGTGGCTCGCCTGGCCCGCCTGGCCCGCCTGGCCCGCCTGGCCCGCCTGGTCCTGAGGGTCCGCCTGGTGATGGCGGCGATTTTGA